AAAAAAAAAATGGGGGAGACTAACTGCGCTCCCCCAAAGGACACACACCCAAAGGAGACTAATCTAGGCTGCTATTTTAAACCCTGCCCAATCACTGTCAAGGGTTTTCTGAATAGCAGTAGATCGTCTCTGCTGTACACTAGCAACACTCACTGACTTACTTTGAATATGTGTAGCCCAATCTGTCAGAGTATTGTAGACACCCCAAAGATTGCCGCCCAAAACATTAGCGTAGTGTCCTGTCCAACGCTGCCACAAGTACATAAAAGCTCGACAGCCATACACTTCTTTTTCTCCAAACACACTATCCATATAATCATTTCTGAGATTGAAAGAATCAGTATTAAGTCTGGCTCTGTTTACAGCAGCCTTGAATATCCTAACAATTTCTGGCTTGTTGATTGTCTTAGCAAAGATAACTGCTGCTTGCATATCACTGCAAGATGTACGATGCCACTCATGCCAAAGCTTGTTTTGATTCAAGAATATTGGCAATGCTTTTGTAAGAATGTCACCACCGTGATCGACATCCAAATGCCTGTTGTGCTTTGATTTGTACAATGCAGCAGCACCTGAAGTAAATACCTGATTGTTCTGACAAGCACCTAACTTTGCCCCGGCAGAAATCATATAGGCCCATGTGCCACAGTAACTATTTGTAGACAACAAAGTTAGTGCTGCTGTGTCACCGCAAGGAGCCTCGACAATATGATTAGGCAGTGTATGTTTTACAAAACATTTCTTACCTGTTTTGTCGATAGATATTTCTTCCTTGATACTGTTGTCAGCCAACCCAGATCGAATAATTACAGCGCGTTGATTGTCAATCATTTGTCTGTGATCCACCGGCTTGTAAGTACTGCTGTGAATATTAAGTATCGTATCGGTATCAGCACGAACACTGGCAAATTTCTTAGGTATTCTTTGACCATCAGCTAAATAAATAGGCAAGAAATTTACATCGAAGTCTGCATCGCCATAACCTTGGCTAGTAAATGCAAGTCTGTCGAGTTGTTCTTGTGTGCGTTCCATAGTAATTACATTAGACATAATGTGTGTCTCCTTGGTTAATAATCTTCTAAATAATAGCTTAAAAATTTACCGTGAATATTGCTTACAGTTACGTAAAAGTATTCACCCTCTTCATCATACTCCACCTTGTAAATAAACTTAGGATCATATTGATTTCTCATAGAATCATAAGCTTGTTTTGCAGTGGAATATTTGTACCGATCTTTACTAAACATTGGCAACTCCAAGTCCCCTAGAAATCGGAACAATTTTCTCATCATCCTCCTCTTGAATTTTCTCATTGAACTCTCCGGTTAAGAATGTGTAGTGAAGTTCTGACACATGAAAACCATCTACAAAATCATTGGGATACTTGTCTGCTATGAATGAACACCAAGAGTCCCAAAGATTACGTGTGCCATATTGACGATTGCAAAAATCTACATAGTCAAATACCCGTGATTCATTTGTCTCAACACCACGGGGAGTCTTAGCATTCTTGTTGTACTTGAGTAAGTTAGGATTGACTTTGTACATTCTGATATTGTGAACATCAATGCAGCCAACCAACCCGGCAACTAACTGACAAACAAATCCTGCTTTGGCAATACCAAGACCATCGATACGTAAAAACATATTCATCAAAGCATATGATTTCAAAGTATCTGACTTGTCTGAATTTAGGATAGCCATCATCTGACCATAAATAAAATGCTTGTGAATCATAATGTATTTGTAAGTCTTGGCTTTGTTGCCCCAAATATATTTAGATTCTTGTTTGTTCTTTTGCACATCCTGCAACATGTGGCCCACTTGTGACCACCGTTGCTGAATGCTTAGAACAACCATCAAAATAACCATTGATAAATTGTCAGCGTTCCGCTGTGCGTAGTTATTTATTTTTGAATTGTGTGTGTCAAACATTTTTGTCTCCTTAGTTTTCTAGAACTTCGTTACAACTATTTCTTAGTTGTTTAACCATTTCTCTAATATCATCAGATATTTCTTTTCGATCACCAGTTTTGTGAGAAAATATAGTTACTTCAAATGTTTTACCTTCAGAGTTAACCATCCGAATATCAAACCAAGAATCATCAGAATCGCATTTGACCTTGATTGATTTAGTGTTATGTACAGAAACTTGATTAACCATAAATGACATAGTGTGTCTCCTTATTTAAACAGATTAAATACGCTCCAACTTTTTGTTGGTCTTAGCTTTCCATCTTGATAGATATAAATTCTAATGTGAGTTAAGTCCTCCCCAATATTTCGTTTCTTTCTGACATGATATTCCCTACCCTCAACGCCCCAAAAATCTTTGAGGCGTTTCTTTATTGTTGATATTTGCAAACATGATTCTTTGTCAGATATGTAGTACATAATATCTCCTAGTGTATGTCTCCACTTTTTTCATAGTCTTCATACAAAGGTTTCATTTGAAAAAACATATCAACCTTGTCATCCATAATTTTATCGATGTGTTCGTCTATGTGTTCACCATCACGGTTATTCATCAAACTCTCTGTACAATCTACTGAAAGAGTTCTCATAGCAATTATGGCTGTTGCCATATCAATTTCTTTACCCATGAAGAACTCAATAACTTCAGATCTGATTTCAAAAAGTTCTTTCATAAACTCATCAATCTTTTCTGCAATTTCATACTGCTCTTCAGCACTCATATCTTCTTGATGTCTACTCATAATACTTTATCCTTTTGGTTAATGTAAATAAATTTTATATTAGTTGTAAAAAAATATCAACGCTTCCACAATGCGTCAGGATAATCTGCCTCCTCCCCTATTTGCTCAATGGCCTTACAGACCTTAACTTGTAGCTCATACATTGCTGTCCTCCAATCACATCCAACAGGTTGAAATTGTTGATCTTTTTCATTCCATTGAAAGTATTCACCAAACAATAGTCCGACATAGGGAATAACCATTTCTTTGGTTATGAGTTTGTTGTTCATAATATATCCTTGTAAGAATATGAAAAACGAATATGTAAATTTTTCATTGCTTGTTGATAAGCATCCCAGTTGGGACTGTCTTTTTCCAAAGACTTAGCACCAATCAATGTCATAACACCTCTTGCAGCATCACAACAAGGAAAAAATCTTATCTTGCCATACTGTTCTTTTACCTCAAAATGTGCTATAATCTCCATTAGTTTCTCCTAATCTAAAATTTCTACAGGTTGTTGAGTTTCAATCCAAACCTTTGCACCACATGACAATGGTTTGTCAGGTGAATATACAATTTCTCCTTCTGTAAACTTTACACGATTACAATAAGTATTTGATTTGTAAGTCTTTACTGTAAGAACTTTACGGTTCTCACCTTTAGCATTTGCACGAATGTTGTGTTGATTAACATGAATAATTGTTTTCATTTGTTTTCTCCTGAGTTTTCATTAATACACCAATACCAATCCAAAGAACCATCTTCTATTAACTCTGTCAAATAATCTTCAACATCTTGCTGATTTACATTATTTTGTTCAAAGTTTAGTTCAATGATTACTTTTGTCATAACTAATCCTCATATATTTCTTCTTCAATGGTTGTGTCTACATCTTTGTGTTTATCAATAGCATGTATTGTAGAATCTCTTAGTTTCCTAAGAACAGTTAAAGCAGTTTTATAATCTGGACAATACAAAGTAATTTCAAAGCGTTCATTTATACTATTTTGTAGCTGAATATCTATCCACTTTGAATGGTCATGAACTTGAACTTCAATGTTAGTAATGCGATGAAAATTTAATTCGTTAAGCATTGTGTGTCTCCTTTAAATTTTTTCTATCAATATAATCTTGCTGCAAATCATCTAAAAGTTCTTTTGCACGATCAGGACAACTAGTCAAGATAGACATGTTGTCAATCAAAGAATAAACTTCATATTGTCGTAGATCTTCATCGTACTCAATACCAAAATACTTCATCTCTTTCTCCTGTTTCTTGGAATTGTATCGCTCCACCAAACAAACTCTGGCATAGCTCTTGCACCAGTTGGAACTTGTGTAATTTCTTTTGTCTTGAAAAACTGTTGAATCTGCTCATCAAGTGTCTGCTGTGAGATCTTGAGCTTTGG